GTACGCCAAGGTATGGGCATTAAAGATGAAGCAACCGCAGAAGGTTGGTTTGGGTTTGGCAAGGGGGATCCACTTGAAGCACCTAAATGGTTAACTGATGAAAATAAAGCGTTATGGCAAAAAACTCAACCTACTACTAAAGATAAAAGACTTGTAACACAATTAAAAAAGTTACAAAGATTTATACAAGCAGGATTAACTGACCAAGCAAATCAAGTTGTTGCAAAAGAACTAAGAATGATGCAGTCTGAAAGTATAGACGAATCACTTACTGAAGCAGCAACAAAAGCCGATGCTGATGCAATGGTTGCAGCTATCAAAACATTTCAACAGGCGGCAGGATTAAAAGCTGATGGTATTGTAGGGTCTAACACAAGAGCCAAAGCTGGCGAAATGATGAAGGATCCTGCACAAGCAAAAGTAGTTACTACACTACAGGGAGCAATTAAAGGTTTTCAAACAAAAGCAGGAATTGCAGCAGATGGAAAAGTTGGACCACAGACTATGGGAGCTGTTAATACAGCACAAGGGTTAGATGCTACAACAGGTAAACCGGCTCCAGCAACAGATCCAAATGCAAAAGCAGGAGTAGACGGGCCTGGTGGAGAAGCACCAGCAGTAGCCCCACAGACACCAACGGATGCAACAGCAAAGGCAGGAACAGCACAAACAGATGATCCTAACGCACAAAAAGCCCAGCCTGAGGATCCTACAAAAACAACACCTGTAAACAACCAACAAGCTGCCGCAACAACAGAACCTGTAGGCACAACAACACCAGCAAACGCTAAAGATAAAACAGCGCCTGCACCTAAAGTATCAACAGGGCAAACTGAAAAACCTAATTCAGGAAGTGACTATACACTAGACGGAAAGCCTGTATCACGTGACGAATACGAAAAGAAATTTGGCAAGGACCTTTCAGGTAGAACAAATGATTATAATAGGCTTAAAACCCAAATCCAAGGGTTGTCAAAAAAAGCGTCAGATGAAAAACAACAATGGACACAAGCACAGTTAGAAGATCCTGATAGTCCTTACAATAAAGGTGTTCCTTCTGATAAACGTAGTCCAAAATATCCTAAAGAACTAACAGCAATTGATAACAAGTATGCAGCTGAAGCTAAAAAGTTACAAGCACAAGCAGACAAATTATCAAGCGATCCTGCAGTTAAGAAAATGATTGATGCAGGTGGCGACAAGTTTGATCGAGCATTAGCTGGAGACACTGATGACTTTTTTGATACTACTAAAAAGCCAAAAGGTAGTCCGGGAGTAGAAAAAGTTAGATCTAAAATGAAAGATCCATTTGCAGACGACCCAAAAGGTGATGCTGCATTTGATAAACTAGCTGCTGGTGACGATGATGACAAAGAAGGTACTACAACTACAAATAAATCATCTAAAGATGGAAATGACACATCAAGTAGCACAAGCAAAGTAACACGATCAGGCGGAACAACCACAACTAAAACAGTTTCCGGCGGTGGTAGTACAACACGCTTTTCTAAGCAAATGAAAGATGGCCCAGATACAGCAAAACTTCAAGCAGAGAGAAAAGCACTACGCAAACAAATGCGAGACTTTGCAGATCAATATGACGAAAAAAATCCTAAGGCTGGCTTTTCAGCTGCCTTTGAAACTCCTGAATATCTAAAACTAGAAGCAGAAAAAGATACATACACCGGATCAGATGGTAAGATTGCTAAATCAAAGGAAGTAAAACATCCAAGCGGTGTAGTAAACAGAGACGGAACTATTAAATATAACACTAAATCCGGCACTTGGGACGGTGATCAATACGAGCCTAGATCATAAGATGGATGAACTAGAACGCATTAAGAAACTTGCTGGCGTTAATGAGTTTCAAGGTTACACAGAGTATACACTAGAAAATATTAGTGATGCCGCAAATTCAAATGCACGTAAGATGCGTGATCAAGATATCAAACCTGGTGACCCAGAATGGTTTAAACTTTGGTTTGGACTTCCAAAAATGACAGGTGAGAATATGCCTAAAGGATTTAGAGGACGGAAAAAGAAATGAATGTATTTGAAGTTTTAAAACCAGGACAGTCGTTACCTAACCAGATTAAAGTAACTAAAATGCCTACTCCTCCACAAGCACCTACAGGTCCAGATGGCACAGATGAAAATGGTACACGAATTGGTACTACTCCAAAAGGTAATAGAAGTGTTGCGAATGGAGCAGGAACATACATTTTTACACCCAAAGGCAAGTTAATGTTATATATGACTCCTAAGATAGGTGGACTACAACAAACACATAATCCTATTAAACAAAGAATTACAGTAAACTTTGGCGCAACAGTAAACCAATCAAATGTAGATCAAAAAGCAACTTATGATATGAGTGGTAAACTTATTAGCGGAGATAACACATCAATAAAAAGCGGTAATATGGGTGTAAGCGTCGACAAAGACAAAGGTGCAACAGTAGATTATAAACTATCACCGGGTGTAAATGTTTCAGCAAACAGTAAAACAGGAATTAAAGTAAGCAAATGAGACTACGTCAGATATATGAAGATGGCAGAATTGTAAAAGGCGTTAACACTACTGCTGACGTAGGTCCTAACGAGATAAAAATACAAGCCGCTAAGTTTGGTAATAGTGTAGATAAAGATGGACGTCCGCCTACACTATCAAAAAAAGTAAAAGGTGCAAAAACTAATGTACTTTTTAATTTAGGACTTGCTGAATCAAGAAACTTTGCAGAAGCGTTAGGCGAGATTGCTAATACTACACATATATATGTTGATATGGACGGTGTGCTTGCAGACTTCTTTACTGAGTGGGGCAAGTTAATGGGCAAGGACAATTGGAGAGATATTGGCCTTGAACAAATACCAGCTGCACTAGAAAAAATTAGACAAACTGAAAACTTTTGGTTGGATTTACCTTTAACTAAAAATGCAAAAAATTTACTTAATCTTATTAAAGATGTTAAAGGCGAATACAGTATTTGTAGTTCTCCTTTGCCCGGCGATCCTAATTCAGAGCCGCATAAGTTAGAATGGATTAAAAAGCATTTAAATTTTTTCCCACCCAAAGATGTAATTATTACACACGATAAAACAAAGTATGCAGTACAAAAAGACGGCACTCCTAATATACTAATAGACGACTATGGTAAAAATATTAATGCGTGGGAAGCTGCCGGCGGTGTTGGATTCAAACATAAAGATCATAAGTTTGAACGTACAGCTAAAGATATCAAACAGCATATGCAAGAACCAGTAGAAGAAAACATTACTGAAGCATTAGATAATCCGTATCAGTATAAGTTAACAGGTCCAAACAAACAGAACACCTATTTTGCAAAAGCGCAAACACCAAACGGCGAGTTAGTTATGGAGTTTGACGGTGGCTATGATGACTTTAGTATTGACTTTGCAGTTGCAAATCAAATGGGCAAAACAGAAGCAGGTGACGAGTTTAGAGTATTTGCTACTGTAGTTGCAATGATGAATGAATGGATTGATGTAGTAGGCATTGAACACGTAGAATCGTTTGACTTTGGTGCTAACAAAGATGAACACGCTAGTGATGGCAGAGCAAAACTATACACACGTTTTGCTAAAAAACTTGCTAGTAAACTAGGGTGGAGTTTACAGCAAAGTAGTGCAGGTAACGACAGTACTGAATTCTTTAGTCTAATTAATCCTAAAGCAATACCACGTCCAGAAGGTTATTTTGATGCAATAGAAGACGGCAAACTAGGACCAAATGGTGAGATACCTGCGGAGTATAATGAAAACTTTGCTGAATCATTAGATAAATTAATTGTAAAAGCAGACAACGGTAAGGTGTTTGATATATCTAATTTACCTGGAACATTACAGGAAAAAATAGATTCTTTTAAAGATTCAATAAAAAAAGTATATTCAAAATCTAAAGCCTCTGAGCCAGGTTTTAAGTTTTATCTTAACGATAAATTTATAGGATCTATGAATCAATCAACAACTGTCTTTAGCAAAGAAAACTTTGCAGACGGTAAAAAAAAAGGTAAAAGCAAGCCAGGACGTGTAAAACGTTCAGGTGCAAGTTGCAACGGTACAATAACACAGTTGCGCAAAAGAGCTAAAAACGCATCAGGTGAAAAAGCTAAAATGTATCACTGGTGTGCAAATATGAAAAGCGGAAGAAAGAAGAAGAAATAATGTTTAGTAAACAATGCAAATTACACCTAGAAAACCAAGGTGAAACAGGACTACAACATATGGCCCACGCACTTAAATCAGCCATAAAACTACAATTACTTGTACCAGCACTATTAATACATAGTGTTGCGCCACGTTTCTTTACAGACACAGGTACACGAGTAATGCGAGAAATACTAAATGACCGCGAAGGAAATTAAACAGCTAAGTACTAACAAGAGAACTACTTATTGGAGAGAATACAATGAAAGTAAGTGAACTATTAGAAGAAAAAATTGAAATGTGTCCTAAGGCGTGTTGCGGTAAACCTGTAACAGAATGCTCTTGTGGCCCAGACTGCGAACATTGTGACTGTCACGCTAAAAAGAAAGCTATGGAAGAAACTACTAGTGCCGGCGGAATTGCAAGCGTTGCTGGTGCAGGATTTGCAAGTGGCGGTATAGGAACACTGAAAAGAGCTACAGGAACAGTAGTTAAGAAGAAAAAGAAAAACACTCAATAAGATTCTTATTGATAAATACTACATAATCGGAGTATCTAAATGCGCAAAAATGATCTTAAAAAATCCCCAGTAAAAGAAGGGTTGGCCGACTTAGCTCAACGAGCTGAAAGTGACCACGAAGTACAAATGGCTAGAGCTGAATTATACAAGCTCGCCAAATATTCAATTAAATTACACGAAATGCTTAAAGGTGTGTCGGAACAAGAAGGCTTAGAAGGTTGGGTGCAATCTAAAATTACTAAAGCAGCTGACTATTTAGGTAGTGTATATCATCATTTAGATTATGAAACAAAATTTGAAGAAGAAAACGCTCCGACATTAGAAGGTGCAGATTACAAACACTCACTTCAATTAAGATTAAAAGAAACAGGATTGAAAAAGGAGTCTTAAAATGCGCGACTATATCAAACTAGTAGAGCAAGCTGAACGCATTGTAGAGAAAAAAGCTAAACCGCCAAGCAAGTTTAAACCAACTCACTTTCATTTAAGTAACTTATCAGGAATATTTGGTAAGAAAAATGCACACAACAAACTAATGTTCCACGATGGTGCGTTTTGGCATATGAAAAGAGATGACGAAACTGGTAAAAAGAGAATTGCAAAATGGAGTGGTAATCCAAACAATCGTAGTAAACTAAATCCTGCTAGTGTTGATGGTGAGATCGTTGGCAATAAACTAAGAAAATTTCCAAAAGGTACTACATTTGCTGACTCACAAAGAGAAACAGAAGTAGAACCTAATAAACAAGGTATTGATGGTCCAGTAGATGCGCCTGCAGGAACAGATACAAAAGGTAGAAAAGACGGTCCAGATGCACTGAAGCCTGGAGCTGATAAAGGTGCAGAAGCAGCCCCTAAAGATGGTAAATTAAGATTATCAGGCGGCGAAACTTTTTATCGTACACCAGATGGCAAGGGACTAAGATTATTACAAAAACACGCTGGTGGGCTTGTTAAAAGAATGGACGAGCTTGTTCGTAAAATGAACGAAAGTGTGCCAAACAGTTTAAAATCAGTATTATCAGAATCAGACAGAACACAATTAATGTTAGAAGCATTGTCAGATGATGAAGCAGCTGAACTAGTAAAAGCAGTTGACGACCTAGCATTAATTATGAACTTTAAAGACGAGCAAGGATTCTTAATTAGTGATCAAAATAGATCATTATTATCAGACAGAATTAAACAATACGCGACTGTAATTCAAAAAGCTGGAACACAGATAGGCAGTAGAGCTTCATCAAAACAAGATGTAGAGAAAAAAGTAGATGGTGATGCAGAAATAGCTAGTGACAAGAGTAAAGACAAAGGCGCTGATAAAAAAGCAGACGAAAAGCCTATTGCTGGCAACTTGAAAAAGTTTGCTAAATCAGGCAAGGGCGGTCTTGCTAACGATCCAGACGAAGTAGAAGCAGTTAAAGAGCTACAACAGTATCTAACTGATATGGGGTTTGACCCTAATGGTGTAGACGGCAAATACGGCGGCGGCACTGTTAAAGCAGTAAAAGAATTCCAAGAGTATTTTGGCGCAAAAGTAGATGGTGATGCAGGTCCAGAAACTATTGGACAAATTATTAAACTACGTTCAATTAGTTTTAAAGGTGGTAAAACCTTTGCAGACTTCCGTAAAGATATGTCACGTATGGAAGAACTTATTAAAAAAGGTGGAGCAATTGAAAAGTCTACTGAAAATTCAAGTAGAGATTTTAGATCATTAATTAATATTGTAGAGCAATCATTAACTGAAGCACTTTCAGATCAAGAAAAGAAAGAGCTTGACGAGTTAATTGCACAATATGATGACATTATGAACGATGTTGAATTTGCTCAAGCAATGCCTAAAATTAGTTACGACAGATATAAGAAAATTATTGACGGTGCTAAGAAACTTGATAGCGGTGATGATCAAGAAGGCGATGGCGGTGGCGAAGTTAAAAAAGATGATGGCGGTGGCGAAGTTAAAAAAGATGAACCTAAAAAACCAGTAGCAGAGTTTAAAAATATAACAGATGCAATACAAAATGGAAATGATCTCAAAAAAGGTGATATGGTTCTTATTGGCGGCAAAGAAGCATATGCTGACATTGGGGGAGGGCAAGTGTTTTTCCTTAATAAAGATGGTACTCCTTTTGACGGAAGCGAAGACGGAAGCGAAGACGGAAGCGAATATGTTAATGACGGTGCAGAAGGTTATTACAGAATTCCAGACTCAATGAGACAGGAACTAGGATTAGACACTGGTAAGCCTAAGTATGTGAGTCTTACACTTTCTAAAAATGGTAAAATAATTTTTGTTTCACACAAACCAAATGGTGGAAGTGGCCCTACTGTACGAATAGGTAGTGCAGAAGGTCAAAAGATAGCAGACTTTTTGAAAGATCAAGGAGCCGAATTTATTGATCCATCTGCTAATAAAACAGTAGCAACTGGTACTGGAAAAGAAGGTCCCGTAGGCGGCGCCAAACCACCTGTTGCAGGCAGCGTAGAACCTAGACCTGGTAAAAATATGTTCGGCGGCAATATCAAACAAAGAAGATGGGATGAGGAATACGGTGAAACTCATAATCCAGACGGTACACCTAAAGCAAAAGTAACCCCAGACGGAAGTTCAAGTAGCGGAACTGCTGGCCCTGCAGATGTCAAAAAGAAAGTAGTAGAACCTGGATTATCTTCTGCTGCACAAGAAAGACTTAATGGGTATATGAATACTCCAAATGCAAAAACCGATAAAGGTGCTGCTATTGAAATGGCTAAGAAAGTTGTAGCAGATAAAGAAGCATTTGCGTTGTTAGATGAAAAGACACAACGAGCAATGTTACAGATATCGAAGATGAAGTAAGATGCGTATAGGTGATATCACTGCTATTAATGAAAGTCCCGAACTTATTGCAAAGTTTGTTACATTCTGCAACGAACTAGTACAAGCGTATGACAAAATGTCTCGCGCAGAGATACAAACATTTGTAGAGAAACAAGTTGCTGAACTAACTAAAGTTAGAGCAAGTATGCCTAACGATCAGCTGGCAAGAGAAATTATAAAACGAGCTATACAAGCTGGCCTAAACAAAGGCATTTTAGGTCCTACTAGAACAACAGCAGACTTAATTAAAGAACTAGTTCCAAATGTTGAAAGAACTACTGCAACACCTAACGTAACTACTGATGTTGATGGGTTAGGCGGTGTTTCTCCTGAAATTGATAGTAAAATTAGTGTAGGAGGCAAAGACCCTAAGGTAGTAAAAGTCAAGCCAAAAGCACCAACTGCTATTAATAAAGATGCAGCGCCGGAAGTTAATACTACAGCGCAAGCAGCACAACAACTATCTAAGTTCCAACAAGCATATGGCATTGGCACAGGCGGTGACGGATTACCGACACTATTTAGAGACAAGTTCTTAAGACCAGCACTAGGTGGAGAATATAAATCTGCACCTTGGGTAGCACTTACTAAAGAATTAGCAGGTGAAATTCCTCAAGCAGTTGCAAGAAATATTGTACAACAAATTGTTAGATGGCACGGTTCTGATATAGTAGGTATGAAGGGCGATTTGCAGTCTTTACTGCCTGACAAAGGCGATCCTGAAATTGATGATCAAATTAAAACAATAACACTTATGATAGCATTAGTTGAAAAGTTAACAAAGGACGCAGCAAGAAAATGAAGACGTATGAAATAACAGCTAAAGTTGAACTTGACGAAGGTGTATTAGATAACTTTAAAGCCTTTGGCAGTGCAGTTGTAGATTTATTCAAAGATGATCCTAAAGTTGATACTTCATCTAGCACTCCTGCATCAAACACTTCTGCATCTAATACATCAACAAGCACTGATGGTTCAACATCTTGGGGCGATGCAGCTAGAAAAAAAATTAAAGCAGTGGGACCTAATGGTGAGAAAGAACCTGAGACACAAAAACTCGACTTTAGCAAAGCCGCCGCCGGAAAAGAAACGTTAGAAGGTTTTAAAAAATGGCTTCGAGCTGACGGTCCTGGCAAAGTAAAATTTGCTAGACAGATACATCCAGAAGATAAAGACAACAAAGATATTCCTGACAACCAGAAGAGGACTTTGCCACCAGGACCACAAGAATATGCAGCAGCAGTCAAAAGACTATATGCGCAAGGTTTTTCATTACGTGCAATAGAAGTATTAAAAGTATGGAGAAGTGCAGCTTCACTAATCCAGCCAGCACATTTAGCAAAAATTAAAACTGCCGCGGCTGCACAAGCTAAAGCAATAGGGTTGAACTAATATGGATGTTTGGAGCCTTATGAGCGAATTAGACGCAAGAACTGCACAAGGTGCAAAAGAAATCAACCCCGAAGCAAGTGCCGCAATGGCAGCGATAGCAATATCGAAGGCTTCAAAAGGACACAATCTTTCAAAAATTGAAAGAGATGCTCTCAAGGACTATGTAAAACTATTTGAAGAATTACTTAGAAATCCTTCGTTTCGAAAAAGGCTAAAAGATATGCAACGCTTGTTAGCCAAAAATACCAAAAATACCAAAAAAAACACTTGACTTTCTCTAAATAACCAAGTATAATATAAGTTAAATTAACAGGAGAAACCATATGGGTGATCGAGTATACGGTGGCGACGAAAAGGCCAAGTTAGAAAATCTTGTACGTGAAGGTGTAACAGTACTTCAAGAAGTAGAAGACTTACAAAACGGACTAAAAGAAACTGTAAAACATATTGCAGAAGAAATGGATATTAAACCAAGTCTAATTAACAAAGCAATTAAAGTTGCTAAAAATAGAGATTGGGATAGACATTTTGACGAGTTTGATGATTTGGAAACTATCATTACGACTCTTGGCTATGACAAATGATCGTCAAAGTTAAATCATTTTTTGAAGAAAGTTATAGACTAAGTCCTATTGCATTTTACTGCGAAATGGTCGAAGCTGTATTCCTTATTGCTGCAAGTGCAATATTAAGTTTTACTATTTTAGATCCTGCTACAACAATTTTTGTACCGTTGTACTTAGTTGGAAGTGTGTTAGGTATCGTAAGTGCAGTTATTAGACAGGCTGCATTTGTAATTATTCTTTGTTCCTGGTTCTCAGCAATGAACTTATGGGCATTGATACAGTTATTTACGTAGGAATCTAAATGACAAAAACAGTATATTGGGCACCGGTTATATCGGGCAGTGATTGGCCTTTAGTTAGTGAACTAAAGTTTTACGAGCCTGAAAGACTTATTAAGCGTATTGATCCAGTGGACTTTTTTGGACCACATACTGCTAAATGTCCTGCAATGGTAGACGAACTAAAGAATACCTTTGCATTAAAGAGCCCATTAGACTTACATATTGATTACGGTGAAGGTTTTCGAAATCCAAAATGTTTTAACAATTACGAACCTGATTTTTTAAATCAAATAATTACTCAACCTAATCCGCATAGAATATTTCAACTATCCTATGCACAAATTCTGTTGTTTAGCGAAGACAATTTAACAATGACTCAACTTCATCCGTACTATGAAGACACTCCGTTTACCAATGATGTTATGGGAGTGTCTGGTACAGTTGATATTTCGTCTTGGATTAGGCCTGTACAACCAGGTTTTAAGTTAAAGAAAAACAAACACGAAATTAATATTACAGACGGCGAAGCTGTAGCGTATTATAGGTTTAATACAGCTGAACCTGTAATACTTAAAAGGTTTGATGCAAAAGGTTTGTATTCTGATCGTACTAGTGTGTTGCAATCTTGTTTAGCATTTAAAGATCATAAGCCGAGTAGTCATACGTATTCACTTAAAGCGTCATATGATGCGTTTAGACGAGCAAGATTCCATAAGAAAACAATGAAATATATTAATGACAATTTACTTGACTAAGTAATTGAATAATGCTATAATAGTGTTAACGCTCAAGAGAGCAAGTATAAGGTTATGTTGGCCAAAAGCAACGTAGGAGAATAAATGAGTTACGTAGACGCACTGTTTGACCGCGATCAAGATATTATTCGGGCAGTTGAACGCAAAGACGGCAAGAGAACTTTCCGTGAATATCCAGTAAAATATACATTTTATTATAAAGACCAACGAGGCAAGTACAAGAGTGTGTACGGTGATCCGTTGAGTCGTATTGTGTGCAAAAACACAAAAGACTTTCGAAAAGAAGTAGCAATCAACAGAGACAAAGAACTGTTTGAAAGCGACATTAATCCAATCTTTCAATGTTTAAGTGAAAACTATCTTAATCAAGATGCTCCTAAACTAAACATTGCGTTCTTTGATATTGAGACTGACTTTGATCCAGAGAAAGGCTTTGCTGATCCTAGTGATCCGTTTATGCCTATTACAAGTATCTCAGTATACTTGCAGTGGTTAGACACAATGGTGTGTATTGCTGTTCCTCCTAAGACACTTACTATGGAACAAGCTCAGAAAGAAATTGAAGGCATTGACAACGTAATGCTAGTTGAAAAAGAAAGCGAAATGATCGATACTTTTTTAACACTAATTGAAGACAGTGATATACTAAGTGGTTGGAACAGTGAAGGTTATGATATTCCGTACATTGTTAACAGAACTAGTCGTGTACTAAGCAAAGATGACACACGTAGATTCTGCTTGTGGGGACAATTGCCTAAGAAACGTGAATATGAGAAGTTTGGTAAAATAGCGCAGACCTTTGACCTAATAGGCAGAGTGCATTTAGATAGTTTGAATTTATATCGTAAATACACGTATGAAGAACGACACACATACAGACTTGATGCCATTGGCGAAATCGAAGTTGGCGAGAACAAGGTCCCTTATGAAGGCACTTTGGACGCATTGTACAACAATGACTTTAGAAAGTTCATCGAATACAACATACAAGATACCGCACTACTGGACAAGCTGGACAAAAAACTAAGATTTATTGATCTAAGTAACGAACTTGCACACGCAAATACTGTTTTGCTACAGACCACTATGGGTGCTGTTGCTGTTACAGAGCAAGCTATTGTTAACGAAGCGTGGCACAGAGGCTTACAAGTTCCTAATCGCAAAAAACGTGATGATGAGAACACACAAGCGGCAGGAGCATATGTTGCGTTTCCAAAGAAAGGCTTGCACAAGTGGGTTGCATCGATGGATTTGAACTCACTGTATCCTTCAGTGATTCGTGCATTAAATATGGCTCCAGAAACTGTTGTAGGACAAATACGTCCAGACATTAGTGATGCTCGTGTAACAGAAGATATGGGTTTGAAGAAGAAATCCTTTGCAGGTAGTTGGGAAGGACGCTTTAGTACAGAAGAATATGAAGCTGTTATGGAAGAGCGCAAAGACATCGCACTTACAATTGACTGGGAGAGCGGCGGCAGTGATGTACTAAGTGGTGCTGAAATATACAAGGTAATCTTTGACAGCAATCAACCTTGGATGCTTAGTGCAAACGGTACTATCTTTACTACAGAGTTTGAAGGTGTTATTCCAGGACTATTAAAACGTTGGTACAGTGAACGTAAAGACTTGCAAGCGCATCTTAAGAAAGCAAAAGATGCTAAGAATGATGTTGAAACTGAATATTGGGATAAGCGACAGCTAGTTAAGAAGATTAACTTGAACAGTTTGTATGGTGCTATTCTTAATCCTGGTTGTAGATTCTTTGATAAACGTATTGGACAGAGTACTACACTTACAGGACGTACTATTGTTAAGCATATGAGTGCGGAAGCAAACAAAGTTATCACAGGCACATATGATCACACTGGTGATGCAGTTATATATGGTGATACTGACTCTGTTTACTTTAGTGCATATCCAACTCTAAAGGCAGATGTTGAGTCTGGTAAACTTGAATGGAATACTGAAAAAGCAATCACACTGTATGATCAGATAGCTGACGCTGTTGATAGTACATTTCCAGATATGATGCAGAAGTCACATCATTGTCCAAAGAGTAGGTCGGACGTTATTGCGGCAGGTAGAGAAATTGTTGCTAAAAGCGCATTGTATATTACTAAGAAGCGGTATGCGGCTCTAGTAGTAGACAACGAAGGCTTTAGAACAGACACAGATGGTAAAGCTGGTAAAGTAAAAGCAATGGGTTTAGACTTACGTAGGTCAGATACACCAGTGTTTATGCAAGAGTTCCTAAGTGAACTACTACTAATGGTGCTTACAGATAAGCCACAAGAAGATGTACTTGAACGTATTACTGTATTCCGCAAGGAGTTTAGTGATCGCCCAGGTTGGGAGAAAGGTTCACCTAAACGTGCAAACAAAGTTGGACACTATCGTCGACTAGAAGAAAAACAAGGCAAGGCAAATATGCCAGGCCACGTGCGAGCAAGCATTAACTGGAACACACTAAAACGTATGAACGGAGACAAGTACTCCGAAGAAGTTGTAGACGGTATGAAGGTTATTGTTTGTAAATTAAAACAAAATCCGCTAGGATATACAAGTGTTGCATACCCAACAGATGTAATGCGTTTACCAGACTGGTTCAAAGAACTTCCGTTTGATGATGCAGCTATGGCGGAAACTATTATTGATAACAAACTGGACAACTTAATTGGTGTGTTAAATTATCCATTAGAAGATACCAAGTCACATACAACATTTGGAAGTTTGTTTGAATTTGGAGACTAAGATGAAAATTAAATTTGAAGCAGAAATAGATACTGAGAACGATCAAGATCTAAATACTATTGAAGAATTAATTACATTGCTAAAACAATTAGCAGAAAACTATTACGAGGAGTAAGATGAACCTAAAAGTAATTGAAGTAGAACACTATACAGAAACTTTGTTTCGTATCCGTACAGAACGTCCTCGTACATTTAGATTTACAGCAGGTGAGTTTGTAATGATTGGGCTTGACAACTGGTCTGAAAAACTACAAAAAAACAAACCTATAATGAGAGCATATAGTTTAACTAGTGGACCGTATGACGAGTACTTAGAGTTTTATTCAATTAAAGTTCCAGATGGACCTTTGACTAGTAGATTACAAAATGTTATAGTTGGAGATGATATAATAGTAGGTGATAAGCCTACAGGAACGCTTACACTTGCTAACTTAGAACTTGGCAGTAACTTATATCTACTTGCTACAGGCACCGGTATAGCACCGTTTATATCGTTGCTAAGAGACCCTACAACGTATGATCACTTTGATCGTATACACGTAGCTTGGAGTGTTAGAGAACAAGCAGAACTAATATCATATAACAGCTTTTTACAAGATTGTGACATTATATACACACCAATTGTTACACAAGATCCTGAATGGCCGTTTATGAATAAACGTATTACTAAGATGTTAAGTGCAGGTATGTTAATACCAGAACTAGATCCTAGTAAAAATAAAGTAATGGTTTGTGGAAGTAACAATTTTAACAGTGAAGTTAAAACAATGTTAACAGACTGGAAATGGCAAGAAGGTACTAGACAGGTTGCTGGTACGTTCGTTCAAGAAAAGGCATTTGTATCGTGAAAGTAGGATTTACCTGTAGCACTTTTGACTTATTACACGCAGGACATTTAATTATGTTGCGTGAAGCTAAAGAACAATGTGATTATCTTATATGCGGATTGCAGGTTGATCCTAGTATGGATAGGAAAGAAAAGAACGCACCTATACAAACAGTAGTAGAGCGTTACACACAACTAAAAGGTGTTGAATATGTGGATGAAATTATTCCATACGGCACAGAAACTGATTTAGAAGACATCCTTAGTATGTACCCAATTGATGTACGCATACTAGGAGAAGAATATCGAGACAAAGACTTTACAGGCAAAGACATTTGCCGTAAACGTGATATTGATTTACACTTTAACAAACGAGATCATCGTTTTAGTTCAAGTGATTTACGGAGAAGAGTTTGTGAATAAATTTATATTTGATGTAGACGGTACACTGACACCTAGCAGACAGGCAATTGATAAGGAATTTGAATTTTTCTTTTACAATTTTTGTTTAGGTAATGATGTATATCTAGTTACTGGTAGCGACAAAGAAAAAACTGTTGAGCAAATAGGTGAAAAAATATACAATCGTTGCAAACGTGCGTATCAGTGTAATGGCAATGATGTTTGGGAGGGTGATAATAACATTCGAACAAATGAATGGACACTTCCAGACCTAGCAAGAACATTTTTAATTAGTTGTGAGTACGAAAGTCAATTTAATTTGCGCACAGGTAATCATATTGAAGAACGACCAGGAATGGTTAACTTTAGTATAGTAGGACGCAACGCTACTATTGAAGAACGTGCGAAGTATGTGGCATACGATACAAAAGAAAACGAACGCAATACTATTGCAAATGCGTTTAATACAATGTTTCCAGACTTGTCAGCAAAAGTAGGCGGCGAAACTGGTATTGATATTTCACCTAGAGGTGCAGATAAAAGTCAAGTTATCAAAGATTTTGATACAACAAAAGATAATCTATGGTTCTTTGGTGACGCTATTTACGAAGGCGGCAATGACTATCCGTTAGCAAAAGTAGTAAAGCATCATAGGAAAGTTAACGGATGGTTACATACTAAAGAATACTTACAAGTATTCCAAGATAATGGAATGGCTGTATGAAAATATTAATTACCGGACACAAAGGTTATATTGGTTCAAGGCTGTTTAAAGAGCTATCTTTATCACATACTGTTATAGGTATTGATAAAGTAGAAGGTGATGATTTGTTATTTTGCGAGTTCCCCAAACAGGAATTTGATGCAATCATCCATTTGGCAGGGTTAAGTGGTGTACGTGAAAGTATTAAGGACCCAAGTTCATATTGGATGAACAACATCGAAGCAAGCCGTAGACTGTTTGAAGCATATCCTGATACACGTATATTATATGCGAGCAGTTCGAGTGCTTACGAGCCTGATTTAAACCCTTACGCTGCGTCTAAGTTTGTATTAGAAGAACTTGCGTCACGTTATCCGAACACATTAGGTATGAGATTCCATACTGTGTATAGTGACAGTTGCCCTAGAGAAAATATGTTCTTTAATAAACTTCTTAATGGAACACTAGAATATGTAACTTCACATTATAGAGATTTTGTGCATTTAACTGATGTAATTGATGCTATCAAAATCTTATTATTACAACCTCGCATTACAGATGTAATTGATATTGGAACTGGAAATCCAATAAAGATCCAAGACCTTGCAAGTAATTTACCTGTTCGCCTAAATACCCCTGGAGAACGGCAATTTACTTGCGCAGATACAGAAAAACTAAAGCTATTGGGCTGGAAACCTAAATATAGTGTAGAAAACTTCTTGACAATTCAGGAAAACGATAATATAATTAACTTATTCAATGGAGAAAAATAAATGAAAGATATCTTACAAGACGTTGTTGCACATACACACGCACTAGGCTTTTTAGCAATAGTGAAAGTAAGTAACGATGATGGCACAGCAATTGACAGTATGGCAGAAGACCGTAGTGTTATTTTAAGTGCTGAAACACACAATAAAGTAAATGAGTTTACTGGTACATTTGGTATGCCGAACTTGGATAAGTTAGCATTGCATTTGAAGAATCCAGAATACAAAGACAATGCTAAAATCCAAGTAGTACAAGCAGAACGCAACGGAGAAACTATTCCAACGCATATTCACTTTGAAAATACAGCAGGTGACTTCCAAAATGATTATCGCTTTATGAACAAAGCAATCATTGAAGAAAAACTAAAGACTGTTAAGTTTAAAGGTGCTGCCTGGGCAGTAGAGTTTAGTCCTAGTATGGCAGCTATTCAACGTATGAAACTAATGAGTGCGGCACATTCAGAAGAGCCTACATTTAATGTAAGAACTACTGATGGCAACTTAGTATTCAGCTTTGGTGATGCAAGTACACACGCAGGTGAGTTTGTATTCCAACACGGTGTTGAAGGTAAACTAGCACACACCTGGAGTTGGCCAGTAGCACAAGTACAAGCAATCTTAGGATTAGATGGTGATGCAACAATGAGTATCAGTGATCAAGGTGCAATGAAGATTAGTTTGAATAGCGGAATGGCAACATACGACTATATTTTGCCAGCGCAGAGTAAGTAACTATGAACAAAGACCTAACAACAGCGCAACAAGATTACGCACATTTCTTACCCGCACTTAGTGGCTTCTATGCAACTTATGTAGGCAAGCAACGTTTTCCTGATCCTGTAGATGGTCCTTATGTTCCTGATAACCGTATTCCATCAAACTTTCAAAACAATATTGAAAGTTTAAACTATCTTAATGCACAAAAAGGGGCATTCACATACAAGTGGTGCCTTTATAGTGCAGGACACGCTGACTTAGATACAACTAAAATTGTACCTAAAGAAGATATGGTAAGAAACAGAGACCGTGAAAACACTTGGTTACTAGGCGATAGCGGTGGCTTCCAGATTGGTAAAGGTGTTTGGGAAGGTGATTGGAAAGATCCTAATTGTCCTAAAGCACAAAAGAAGCGTGACGGAGTGTTGCGTTGGATGGATGCTTATATGGACTATGGAATGATTCTTGATATTCCAGCCTGGGTTGCACGTTCACCAGCAGGTGCAAAGGCAACAGGCATTAGTACGTATCAAGAAGCAGTAATAGCAACTCGTATTAACAACGACTATTGGATGAAACATAGAACAGGTGCTTGTAAGTTATTAAACGTATTGCAGGGTGAGAATCACGCAGACGCAGATGACTGGTATGAGCAAATGAAAGACTATTGTGATCCAGTTAAGTATCCAGACAAACACTTTAATGGGTGGTCAATGGGTGGTCAGAATATGTGCGATGTACATCTAGTACTCAAACGTATTGTTGCATTGCACTATGACGGGCTATTACAAAGCGGTATACACGATGTAATGCACTTTTTAGGCACAAGTAAACTAGAGTGGGCTTGCTTGCTAACAGACATACAACGTGCTATACGCAAGCACTACAACCCTACTATGATGCTTACATTTGATTGTGCAAGTCCTTTCTTAGCAACAGCTAACGGACAAGTATATACATCAGTTGAAACTCCTGACAGAGGTAAGTGGACTTACCGAATGGTGCCTAGTGTAGACGAACTAAAGTATGCAACTGACACACGTACATTTAAAGATGCAACACTACAAGACGGTATCTTTAAAACATTTGAAGATAGTCCACTAAGTGACGGACTATTAGTTAATGACATTTGTACATATAAAAAGGGTGATCGAAATAAGATTGGTACACCTAAAGTAAGTGCAGGTGAAGTCGAACTTGATAAGAATGATCAACCTGTATTAGAGAACGGTAAACCTATTGTACGCAAGAAGGACTCAACGAGCTGGGATAGCTTTAGTTATGCTATACAGATGGGTCATAACGTATGGACACACATTAATGCTGTACAAGAAGCAAATAGACAGTACGATGCTGGCGTTATACCTAAGATGCTTGTAGATGAAAAGTTTGACCGTATTTTGTTTAAAGATGTTGTAGAAGAGATATTTTCAAAGACAACACGAGAAGAATCCTTAGAAACAATTGAAAAGTACACAAAGTTCTGGATGGCTATTCCAGGTACTAGAGGTGCTATTGGTAAAAAGACAGTAAATGCTAGTACACACTTTAATGCATTGTTTGATGTAGAAGAAACTGTTGAAATTGTTGACGAGCTAGATGAAACTAAGTTGGAGGAACTTGAGGATGAGCAACTATGATGAGGTAGAAGATAAACTAAGAGCGCACTACGCAGAATTAGAACGCAAACATAGAGAACTTGACACAGAGCTAAAAACCAAGTATAATAATATGACAATAACAGAGGAAGTTCGTAGAATGAAAACTATGAAGCTTTATCTAAAAGACGAAATGCATCGAATTAACAGTTACTTAATACAAAAAGGTTTAGAATGAAACGTAATTATGAAAGTGGCGTAAGTAGTACTCCTACTATGTTTACAGGTATTGAAGTTGAAAAGACTCCTGCATACGGTATGCAAACGTTATTTGTAGACGGTATTCAAGACACCGAAACTATTATGCATTATTATAATGAACATAAATGTACACACATCTTTTTTGGTGCAAATCATTCATACAATCCGAAAGAAGCCGGCGAGTTTGATGCGTGGGACAAATACGTTTTAGAATTTGTAAAAGAAGGCTACTTGTGTAGTTTAGACATTCCAAGTACAATTAACTTAGAATGGGTTTTAGAAGGCGGACTAATAGAGTATGAAAACTTTATCCCGCAGATACGTGTTGTAGTACCTTATGTTAAACAGTGGAACTATAACACAATGATTAAAATCGACGACAAAGGTTTTAAAGCATCTAATCCAGGCGTCTGGTGCCATAGCCTGCACGATTTGATGGACCGTAATAAATTTACGGATTGGACAAAATATGGCCTTGACAAAGTTATTAAATGAAAGTATAATAATACTATGACACAACACGAATCGTATCATAATTATATGGGACGCAGAATGAAGGAAGAAGACGCAAAAATGGCAACAGAAAACGCAATGAATAAAGCAGAACGTAGTATCTGGGTTACCTTTAATAAAGAAGGTGTACATATGTACCCTGGTGCAGACACTGATCCTAAACTAGCAACCGGCGATTGGGATGACGTATCATTCCTTGGTATTCCACATCGTCACATTTTTCACTTTAAAATTCGCATCGAAGTATTTCACAACGATCGCGATATTGAATTCATTCAGTTCAAACGCTGGATGGAACGGTTGTATGCACAAGATGTTATACAACTAAATCACAAGAGCTGCGAAATGATCGCAGATGACTTGTACAAAGAAATCGCTACAAAATACCCAGGCCGATTTGTAGAGATTAGCGTTGCAGAAGACAACGAAAACGGCTGTTCAATTTACTACCCTAGATAATGATAAGAGAGAGATCTAAATGTCTACTAAATTCAATCGTGAAGCATACAACAAAGTTTTCAACGACTTGGACAAGTTCCGCGACTACTGTCGCTTTGAAGGAAAGGTCTTTAATGAAGCAGACCTTTATAAGAAAGATGCTCCTATGTGGATTGCATACGGCAAGTATCAACACTATCTTCGTGCAAAAGCACGGAATGGTGAGAACAGAGTAACCCAACGGAGAAACTAATGACTATTCATATTGTAGATATTGAAGCAGTGGACACACGCTATACTAAGCAATGGAAGGAACATCTTCCTAATCAACTGCAACGAGCTACAAATGAAGCAGTAAATGTTATTAGTGGTGGGGATACGCCTCAGGCAACTACGCCTGGGGCTTTCCTTAACTTTGGCGGCACTAACGTATATAAGTCTAAACAATTAGAAACTATTGGAGAGATGTTCTGCAATGGCGAAGTTAAGGACGGTGATTATTTTTTATATACTGATGCTTGGAACCCTACTGTTATACAATTAAAGTATATGGCAGAATTACTAGGTGTTGACATTGGCATTGGTGGGCTATGGCACGCCGGTAGTTATGATCCGCAAGACTTTTTAGGCAGACTTATAGGTGACAAGCCTTGGGTACGTCACGCTGAAATGTCAATGTACGAATGTTATGATGATAACTTTTTTGCAAGTGAATTTCATATCGACTTGTTTATAGATACTATGATGGACAGTTATAATGTTCCTGATACAGCAATTAGAGTTGGTTGGCCTATGGAGTATCTAAGAAATAGTTTAGATAGTTACAAAGGTATGCCCAAGCGTGATCTTATATTGTTTCCGCATCGTGTTGCTCCAGAAAAGCAAGTTGAGATCTTTAGAGATCTTAAAGAACGTTTGCCGCAATATGAGTTTGTTGTTTGTCAAGAACAAGAACTTTCAAAGAACGAATATCATAACCTACTAGGCGAAGCTAAAATGGTGTTCAGTGCTAACTTGCAAGAAACACTTGGCATTAGTTGGTATGAAGGAGCATTAGTTGATGCTATTCCTATGATGCCTGATAGACTAAGCTACAGTGAAATGGCACTACCTGAGTTTTTATATCCAAGTGCGTGGACCGAAAACTTTGACGCATACTTACATCACAGAGACAAAGTAGTTGCACAAATTGTAAACTATATGGAAAATTATGAAGATCTTCTTGTTAGTTTAGATAAGCAACGTACAAAATTAAATAAAGAGTTCTTTAGTGGTAAAGAACTTTACAAGGCAATACAAGATGAATAACGGTGAATATACTATTACAATAAACGATTCAGAAACGATTGATATTAGTAGTTATATTAGTGATATTAGCCTTAGTACTCCTACTATTACGTATGATTCTAATCCATTTAGCCAACAGACTGATACTATTACTATAGATAATAGCACCTACTCTTATGCTAATATTCTTGACAATTATATTGATCCAGTAGAAGTAGACCGTATGTGTAAAGAATATCCGGCGTTGTCTAAAGTATGGCGCAACTTTAAAAGTGTATATGATATGACACTACAAGATTACAAAGGTAAAAAAGATGAAGGTGAAATCTATGAGTAAAATCCTTTCTAACTCTACTAGTTATGCAAATGACTTTATAACAACATATGACGATGTATTGGCAAAGCCAGAACACGATAAACTATTGCAGGAAATGTTTAATTTAAAATTTACTTACGGCGAAACAGACGAAGCAGATACACCGCCATCAGGAATGAGCAGTGACTTAGATCCAAATAAACATTATACGCACACTATTTTAGAAAGTTACTTACAAAACTTAGAATGTTTGAAAGACTGCTATTGTCAGAGAAGTTATATAAATTTGTTTGCACCAAATGAAAGAACATATTTTCATCACGACTTTACTGAGTACACTGTTTTGTATTACCCAGGGCCGTCTTGGAACATTAACGACGAAGGCGAAACAAAGTTCTTCTTTAACAGTAATCCGTTTAATGACGTAATACAAAATGGCGCAGAAGAAATGCCTATTATGGTTTCTATAGCACCTATTCCAAACAGGCTAACTATATTTAAGGGTGA